GCCACATGGAATGGAGTCGAAAGCAGGACCGCACGCTACCTTGTCACTCCCGTGTATGGATGGCATGCTTATGGCGAGATGGGGCGTAAGCGCAGAACCGGTTTCAAAGAAATGCGTCGCGTGTCTAACCGCGACAAAAAATGCTGTGAAGATTGCATCCGATACGACGCCCAAGGGTGGATGACTATCGGCGCTCTTCCCCCTCCCGGTCAACAATGTAGATGCCTCGACAACTGTCGATGTTTCATCGAATACCGGTAAGGGTAAAATCCTAACAACACGTAGTTAAATCAACGACTAAGTTAAACCCTCACAGAGGGCCTACAAACCTCAATTATCTCTGATCTAGGAGTATAAAATGGCAACTCCCGTATACGGCAAGCAATACATCCGCTTCGCCGAAACAGCTTATGTGCCTTGCACCGTGGCAATCCCCCAGTTCACACTGGTAACAATCGATGCAGCCGCACCCACCGATCCTCCAACAGCCGCTCTCATGGTTGCTGCAGGCGAGGCCTGGGGTGTGATCCAACAGGAAGTGAACACTTGTCAGCCTTGCAACTTTGCAACTGACCGTCTTCGTCTGAACACCATCGCTACTTCCGGCCTTCTGCTGGTTGCTGCTGATGCTGCTAACCTTCAGGCCCAGAACGACGCTCTTCTGGTTGACGGCGCAGGTCTTTCCAGCTCTGCTGGTGGCGCTGTGACTGTGGACGCAACAACACCTATCGTTCGCCAGCAAGTGGTGATCGGCGGCGTGGCAATGGTCCTCGTCAGCTTCAACTGATAACTAACTAACTAACTCGGGGCCTGGCTGCATTCGCGTAAGACCAGACCCGTCTATCTTCTGCAGAAGGAGACTTAAAGCCAATGATGAATCTTAAAGACACTTACGCAAGTGTTGATCCTATCCTGACAACTTTGGCTCAGGGCTACATGCTTCCTGAGACAAACATTGCCAACTTTATCGCACCTGTGGTGGACACCCCCACCCGCGCCGGACGCACACTGCGCTTCGGTAAGGAAGCATTCGCCGTCATCGACTACCGTCGTGCATACGGCTCCAACATCCCTGCTGTCCAGAGTCGCTTCGACTCCGATCCTTATGCTCTCGAGCAAGAAGTGATCGCTTGGGAACTTCCTGAGGAAGTTATCGAGAACGCTGGCGAAGGTCCTGCTCAAGTTGACCTCCGCGCCATCGAGACACGCAACGCGATGTCCCGTTTGATGAACGCCTACGAAGTGACAGTGGCTAACGCCATCTCCACTCTGGCTGATTATGAGCAGTATGTTGCCGGTTCAGGTAACATCGGTCTCTCCTACGCTACATGGACACTGTACGACGCCGACGCAACTGCTGAAGGCATTCCTACAGGTGGCGCAAACTGGGGTGCTGCTACAGCTAACCCAATTACTGACGTCCTGAACTGGAAGCGCGCAGTCGCCAACCAGATCGGTATCCGTCCTAACAGTGCCGTTGTTGGTTCTGCTGTGTTCGATCGTCTTCTGACTTCAGAAGCACTGCTCGACCGCATCCAGTACACAACTGCTGACAGCATCGACACAGACGTGATCGCTCGCTACTTCGGTCTTGAGCGTGGAATCCGCGTTGCTGAAGGTCGCCAACTGGCTGCTGATGGTTCACTGCAACCTGTGTTCCCTGAGAATGCAATTGTCTTGTTCTACAGCCCACTTGGTGCTTCCGACTCCGTGATGCCTGCTGGTGGCGCTTCCGCCGCTACGCCTGCTTTCGCTTACACATACCAGTTGACCGGCACACCTGCTGTGCGTCCTGAGTACTACATCCGTGAGCGTCGCGTGGTTCGTGCTGAAATCACCGTCGAGCGTGCAGTGAACATCACTGGACTCGGTGCTAACGGCCTTTACGGTTCTGGATTCTTCTGTGCTGACGTGTTCGCTTGATTCATTCAACAACACTTATTCATAAGGAGACTTTCCAATGCCCGTAATCGTACCAATTCCCAAGTCCTCATTTATCGTTACAGTCAATGGACTGGAAACGATTTGGACAACTTTCTCGGGAGTCGTCGATTCGGCAGAGACTGGACAATACGCTAATGGAACAGGGAACCGCATCTACAAAGTTGTAGGTCCCCGTTCTTTGGAAGATGTTACAATCTCCGCTCCCTACGATCCCGCATTCGCCCACACTATTGAACAGGTCTGGGCAGACTACAATTGCGAGTTCCTTACAATCACTGTACAGCCTACGAGCTGCAACGGCGATGACCCTAACAACACCCCTTACGTCCTCTACGGTTGTCAGCTTCAACAGCTGACCGTCGCAGAAATGGACCGTGAGTCCGGCGATGTGGGTACAATCGAACTTGTGTTCACAGTCAACGACTGGACCTATGGTTAACTTTTGTAACAACTAAAGTTTATCCGCGTCTATTCGCT